CAGATCGAGCTCTTGGCTGAGATTTACGGCACCGGCATCGGTGAGATCGTCGTTGGCTCCGAGATGGAGTACATCCCCGCCACGCAGGCGATCCCAGGCGTGCAAGGCCAGGCAGCCATTGGCGTGATTGAGAAGCCGCGCATTGCAGTCAAGTTGGTGCCGGTGAATCCGAAAAATTTCTTGTTCGACCCTAACGGCACATCCATCGACGACTGCATGGGTGTGGCCATTGAGAAGTACGTCTCCATCCACAAGGTTGTGCGAGGCATCGAGCGGGGCATCTACCGCAAGGTCAACATTACTCCGACCTATGAAGACTCGCAGATAGAGCCCACGCAAGAAGTGCAGCAGTTCCAAGACGAGAAGGTGCGTCTGCTGACGTACTACGGTCTGGTGCCACGCGAGTATCTGACTAAGCTTGAAGAGATGGAAGCCGGGGGCAAGATCGAAGAACTCTTCCCCGAGGATTCAGCAGCAGACGACTATCAAGATATGGTCGAAGCCATCGTGGTAGTGGCCAACGACGGCATGCTGCTAAAGGCTGAAGAGACGCCCTACATGATGAAAGACCGTCCGGTCTTAAGCTACCAGGACGACACCGTGCCGAACCGCCTCTTGGGTCGTGGGACGATCGAGAAGGCCTACAACATGCAAAAGGCCATCGACGCGCAGGTGAGAAGTCATCTGGACTCGCTGGCGCTGACAACCGCGCCAATGATGGGCATGGACGCCACACGCCTGCCGCGAGGGGCTAAGTTCGAGGTCAAGCCTGGCAAGGCGATGCTGACCAACGGCAACCCGCAGGAGATTCTGTTCCCGTTCAAGTTCGGTCAAACGAGTCCTGAGAACATCGCCACCGCGCAGACGTTCGAGCGCATGCTGCTGCAAGCCACGGGTACGATGGACAGCAATGGCATGGTCAGTCAAGTCTCACGCGACGGCAACGGCGCTGCGATGTCGATGGCAGTTGCGACCATCATTAAGAAGTACAAGCGCACGCTGGTGAACTTCCAAGAAGACTTTTTGATTCCGTTCATCAAAAAAGCAGCGTACCGCTACATGCAGTTCGATCCCGAGCGCTATCCGACACGCGACTTGAACTTCATTCCGACAGGCACGCTCGGTATCTTGGCTCGCGAATATGAGCAACAGCAATTCATTGGTCTGCTGCAAACGCTGGGGCCTGACACGCCGGTCTTGCCGATCATTTTGAAGGGCATCGTCTCCAACAGCAGCCTCTCGAACCGTCTGGAATTGATGAGCGCGCTGGATCAGATGTCTCAGCCGAATCCGGAACAGCAGCAGATGCAGTTAATGCAGCAACAGCTGGCTATGCAGGCCGCGCAAGCGCAGATTGCGGTCAATCAGACGCAAGCCGAACAAAATCGTGCTGAAGCGACGAAGACATTGGTTGAGACGAAGCTAAAACCAATCGAAGTGCAGGCTAAAATCAATCAGGCATTGACAGCGAACCTGCCTTCTGAGTCCGATTTGGCGGCTAAAGAGTTTGATAAACGCGTCAAAGTGGCTGAATTGATGCTGAAAGAAGCCGATATCAAAAATAAAAGCAAGATAGTCGAGCTTCAGATGGAAAATAAGCGCGAAAACATGACAAAAGTCGAGAATGACTTCTTGGAGCAGCTTGGGGAGGAGCTTAAATGAGCATAATCCCTGACTTGGACTCGATGACAGATGAACAGAAATTACAAGTTCTTGAATCTGTTCAAAAGTCGATCCGCGAAAGCAAGGAAATCCAGAAGAAAAAGATCGGCGAGAACGTCCAAGCGGTTGTAGCCGCGCTGAAAAAGATCGAATTGGACATCAATGCTCGGTTCGAGTCTGTCGCCCAGACAATCGAGACACGCGTTGCCAACATTAAGGATGGCCAAGACGGCGCGCCAGGCATTGATGGCCGCCCTGGCCGCGACGGTAAGGACGGTAAAGACGGCCGACCCGGCCGCGATGGAGTGGATGGACAGTCTGGGCGCGACGGCATCGACGGTAAAGACGGCGTGTCGGTCACAAACGCGTTTTTGGACTTCGACAACAGCTTGGTTATTGAATTGTCGGATGGTCGGCAGATCAATGCGGGCGAGGTATTGCCGCCGGACATCGCCGAGAAGCTGAAAATTATCGTCAATACCAGCACTGGCGGCGTAGGTCTGCCAGAGCAGACCGGCAACTCTGGCAAATACCTCTACACAGACGGGACTAACCTGTCGTGGCAGTCAGGTGGCGGCGGAGGTGGTGGAACAGGAGATGTAACAGGCCCCGCATCGTCCACTGACAACGCGATCGCTCGGTTTGACAGCACGACTGGCAAAATTATCCAAAACAGCGCGGTAACTATTAGCGACGCGGGCGATGTGGCAGGTGTCGCGTCGCTGGGTGTGGCCAACTACGTTGATTTTGATACGACGCCGACCGTCACCAACGCGGTTGGCCGCCTGTATTGGAATCCAGACCAGACGACATTAGCTGTTGGCCTGACCTCAACAATCTCTGCGGATGTTGGCCAAACGCTCTATGCGCGCGCGACCAACGCTGAAGCAACGACGATCAGCAAAGGCCAGCCGGTGTACCAGTTCGGCGCGTCAGGCGACCGCGTGTCAGTCAAATTGGCCTACAACACTAGTGACGCCGGATCGGCTAAAACCTTGGGTCTTGCTGCTGAAGATATTGCTGCTGGTCAGACGGGTATGATCCTGTGCCAAGGCGTCTTGGGTGGGCTAAATCTTTCTGCTTACTCGCCGGGGGACACGCTGTATTTGGGCGCGACAGCTGGTACGCTAACGGCGACTAAGCCTTACGCGCCAAATCATTTGGTCTACATTGGTACGGTTGAGCGAGCAAACTCTGGCAATGGCCGCATCTATGTACGCGTCCAAAATGGCTACGAAATGGACGAGCTACACAATGTGTCAGCTCAAAATCCAACTAACGGCCAAGTGCTCATCTACAATGAGACGACAAGTCTGTGGGAAAAAGCCAATCTGACCGCAGGATCGAACGTAACGATTACGAATGGCGCTGGATCAATTACGATCGCGTCGACGGGCGGTGGCGGTGGGTCTGGTGACGGCGGTGCATACGCCTGGTTCTTATCTTAAGAGGCAAACATGAAAACTTTGGTACTAGACGGCACCGCAATCAGCATACAGGTGGCAATGTCCACCTCGGCAGCCACTACTAACCCCACATTCGTTGCGACCTACGCTGACAATGCAGGCTCTGGCATTACTGAGGGCGCAACTGACGGCGCGTTGAATGGCTCGACTGATGTGACCGTGGTGCCAGCACCGACTGGCTCGAACCGCCGGGTCATCAAAGACATTACGATCTATAACGGCGATTCAGCAGCCGTTACGGTGTTCGTTAAGTACGACAACAACGCGACTCAGCGCACACTGGCTAAAGTGGTGCTGCAAGTAGGTGACACCTGGACGACTGACGGCACCTTCGACACTAACGGCAATCTGAAGACTGTCATTGGTTCAGTCAATTTGGTTACGCAAGTGACTGGCACGCTGCCAGTAGCTAATGGTGGTACAGGCGCCACGACACTGACAGGCGTGTTGAAAGGCAATGGCACATCGGCCTTCACAGCAGCTACTGCTGGCACTGATTTTGTTGCGCCAGGCGGTGCTTTGGGAACACCTAGTTCGGGTACGCTGACTAATACCACAGGATTGCCGCTAACTACAGGTGTGACAGGCACGCTGCCAGTCGGTAATGGTGGCACCGGAGCAACAACGCTAACAGGCCTCGTAAAAGGTAATGGCACTTCAGCTTTTACTGCTGCTACTGCCGGTACTGACTACGTAGCGCCTGGCACAGCTACTACGTTTACTGCTACGCAATCGTTCACTGGCTCATCGTCTACAGCAGCAATGAAAATTACAGACGCTATTGAGCCAATTACTGTGTCTGCTACAGCGGCTACAGGAACGATCAACTACGACGTAACTACTCAGTCAGTTCTGTATTATACAAGCAATGCAAGTGCAAACTGGACGGTGAACTTCCGTGGTTCTAGCGGTACTAGCTTGAATACATTGTTATCTACTGGCGAATCAATTACGATAACTTTCTTGGTAACTCAAGGTTCTACGGCTTATTACAATAATGCGATTCAGGTTGATGGATCGAGTGTTACACCTAAATATCAGGGTGGTACAGCTTGGTCTGCTGGTAATGCAAGCGCAATTGACGCTTATACGTACACTATAGTTAAGACTGGTAATGCCGCGTTTACTGTATTTGCATCTCAAACTCAGTTTAAGTGAGATTAAATAATGGGGTTGCTTTCTACAATTGGTGCAGCATCAGCTAGGGCTTACGGATTTACTCGGTCTGCTGTTTCTGCTGCTGTCGATGCTTATTTTAATCGTGTAACACTACTATTAAATACCAGCAGCACAAATGGCGCTCAGAACAATACATTCTTAGATAGTTCGTCTAATAATTTCTCTATTACTCGTAATCCAACTAGTGGTCCGAATGCGCCCACGCAGGGTACTTTTACTCCATTTAGCCAAACTGGATGGTCAAATTATTTTGATGATTCATCTATAAAAACAAGTACCGCTGCTGTTGCATTAGGGACATCTGAATTTTCTATTGAAGCATTTATTTATCTTATTGATGATTCTGGCAATGGTTGGACTGGTAACAGAACATCTGCTGGATCAAATGAGTTTAGCTCAAGAATGACTGATACTGCTATTAGTATTGGAAATTCTAGTTCTGGAACATATAACTCACAATTAGCAACAGGAACTCTTTCTTCAATGAAGAATAAATGGGTTCACGTTGCTATATGTAGGTCAAGTGGCACAACATCTATTTTTGTTGATGGAACTAGACAAGCAACAACTTCAACATCAATTAATTGGTCATCATCTAGAAACTTTGCCATTGGATTTGATTATTCTGACACGACAACTGTTAATTGGACTGGGTATATATCAAATTATAGGATGGTAACTGGTGCATCTGCATATAATGCAGGCAGCTCTACAATCACAGTCCCAACAAGCATTTTATCTGCAATAACTAGTACAAAGATATTAACTAGCCAATCAAATAGGTTTGTTGATAATAGTGGGAATAGTTATGAATTCACAATAACTGGAACTCCTCGCGTCCAAGCATTCAGCCCATTTGCTCCTACTGCTGCATATGACACTACTACAGTTGGTGGTAGCGGGTATTTTGATGGGACTGGCGATTATTTATCTTTGGCAAGTAATACTGCATTTAATATTTTTGGCGGTGATATGACGGTGGAATTTTGGTTTTATCAAACCGCCACTACAAACACTTCTCAACATTTGTTAGCTTTTGTTGAAACATCAACATCAAGAGAATCAATTTATTTTAGTGCTGCAAATACATTATCTTTTTGGTCAAATGGTGGAACCACTGGCGCTACGCGAATTTCCGCAACTTCTATCGTTCCAAATAATTGGTATCACTATGCATTAGTAAAAAGCGGTTCAACTTTTACTATGTACATTAATGGCGTTTCGGCAGGAACATCTACAACAACAGCATATTCAACAGCAAACCAGCTTCTTAGAATTGCAACTTATGATGGTACAACAGCCAATGATAATTTCATGGGATATATTGCAAATATACGAATTATTAAAGGACAAGCATTAACAAGCGGAGCATTTACGCCTCCAACTGCTCCAGTTACAACATCTGCTGTTGGATGGACTGGCGCAAATGTGGCATCTTCAATTACAGGCACTGTATCTTTACTTGCTAGTTTCACTAACGCAGGTATATACGATTCTGCTTCAAAAAATTTATTAGAGACTGTAGCTAATGCTCAAGTAAGCACCACGCAAGCAAAGTGGGGTACTACTTCAATGTATTTTGATGGAACAACAAATACTCGTTTAATTCCATCAACCTCAGATTTAGGTGCGTTTGGAACTGGTGATTTTACAATTGAATTTTGGATAAGGTTTACTGCTGTAAATACAGCGCAAGTAATTATTGATTTCAGATCTGCTGCATCTAGTGTTGCTCCAGTAATAGGACTTAAAAATACTGGAGTTATTTATTATTACACAGGTGGTACATCGCCGGGAGAAAGAATTACTGGCTCTACTCTTTCGGCTAATACTTGGTATTACGTTGCTGTTACCAGAGCATCTGGCACAACAAAAATGTTTGTTGATGGTTCTCAGGTTGGGTCAAGTTATGCAGATTCTAATTCTTATGTTGGAATAGCTGGCAGACCTTGGGTTGGCAATCTTGCGGACGGAACCACTCCTGCTCAAAATCTAACTGCATATATTGATGATTTACGAATAACTCGTGGTTATGCAAGAACTATATCTAGTTCTCCAACAGCAGCATTCCCGCTTCAATAAGGTGACATATGTGGACTAAAAACGGGTCAATACCGCAAAACGAAACAGATGGCACTGAAGGCTGGATTGAGGTTGATGCGCCTCCTGTTGCTGGCGAAGGACAAGAAGTTATCTGGTGCTATCCACCGGGATGGGTAGTGCGTGATGTTATGCCACCAGTTCGTGAAGGCTATCGTTGGATGCATTATTTGGATCAAGGTTGGGTTGAGTAT